TAATCCTGTCTTAACAATTAGATCAAATCTATCATTTTCTTCTAAACCATGATCCACAGTTGTTTGAATAGTTACTTGACTTCTTCTAACAGTTGCAGTTTCTTGTTTATAGTTAGTTACTAGGGAATAATTTGCCTTATCATCACCTGTTGTAGTAAAGAATAAAGCAGGACCTTCTGTATTAGTTTTAAGACCAATTGTATTGGGTGTGTTATTGATAACATAGAAATCACCACTCAAAGCACTTGGAGCAGTATACGGACTTATGGAATCAGTAACAAAAAGGTCAGTATTACCTCGTTTGTCGAAGGTGACCTTAACATTAGTTTTAAGACCATGATTAGGTAGATGTAGAGTTTGTGCAAGAATAGATCTTTGTTTAGTAACTCCGTTAAGAGATACATTAACAGTAGTTGAGATTCCAACAGTTGTTCCAACACCTACTGCTTCTTTAGGGTTGAAATATATTAAACTCTGGAATTTAGAATTAAAAGGATCTGTTTCTACAGGAACTGTAAACTCACTAGTAAAATATGTAACAGCAGCTCCTACTGCAGCAGTGGTAAAACCAGCGTATCTTTCTATTCTAAGAATTTTTTCACTAGGGAAGAAATCAAGAATTCTAGCAGTTTCTGTGCCAATACCAATAGAGTCACCTACTGCAACATTAGGAGCAATAAAGTTAACTCTTATATCTGTAATAATACCAGTATAACCGTCATCTGTCAAAGATGCACCATAACCTGCAACTGCAATCTTTTTAAATCCTTCTAAGTTTTTAATATAAGTTGATATACCAAGTACATTTACAGTATCTTCAGCATCAAATTCATGATACGGAGTTACTTTGAATACAACTCCATCTCTAGTGTGTTCAATAGGAAGATTTGATAATGTAGTAACAGAACTACTAATATTATCAATTGGTTTTCCATGAAGTTTTGAGACTTCCGCATCTAATCCAACACCACCAGTTCCTGTAGTGTCAAATACTAATTTTTCACCAATACTATAACCAGAACCCTTATTTACAATATTGATAGATTCTATGGAACCTTGTAATAAACTACTTGGATTTGAAACCTGATTATTAACTCTATATGGTTGGAACACATAGTCGTAACTAACATTATCACCAAATAGGTTATATGGTTGCGTATTTCTTATAAGATCCGAAGTAGAAAACTCAAAAGTGGTTTGATCAAGTAGTTTACCGTTTATAGTATTTTCTTCAATAGCAAAAGATCTATATGTGTTTCCAACAAAGAATGGGAACTGTGGATTGTTTAAATTATCTATTGTAGAAAAATACGCATAACATCCTTGTGGGAAATCAGGAGTTTTAGTAAATCTTCCGTTATGTTCGTCTAAATCTCCGTTTCCAGTATAAACATAATCATCTACAAAATATCCATATGGATATTCTGCTGAAGGAGGTCTATTTGTAATATTAGTTGCTGATATCTCATAACTAGATTCCATCTTCTTAACATCAGACTGAATATTATCAATTTCAACTAATCCATAAGCACCGTAAATTGGATTCCCATCATATGCCCAACCAATGATAGGAGAGTGACCTGTTCCATCATCATCGAAGAAGTTCCTAATAGAGTTACCATATCCAACAACATTAACCGCTAAACCCTCTCCAATCGGTTGTAAGAAGTCTAATTCAGGTGAATCTAAGCGATACGCCTTATTAACAGTAAGAGACCTTACAGTCGCTTCTGCCTTAAACTCCTGACCAACAGGTGTAACATTAACACTTGTATTAGTTGCTGCATATCCAATACCACCAGATATTACTTTTACATCTGTAATTTTTCCAGCATCATTAACAATAGATCTTAAAATAGCACCAGTTGCTGTTGTTGCTGCACTAACAACGGTAAGATCAGGAGGTCCTACATAACCACTTCCTCCGTTTGCAACAAATGCATCAGTAATAGCACCATTTGAAACAACAAGACCAATTTGACCTAATTGTCCTGTAGGAATATTAACAATAGGTGGATTTGGAAAATTTAATATTTTAGATCCATAGTTTGCACCATGATCGTATATCAAAATATCATCAATCTGACCTCTAACAACTGGAGTTGCGGTAGGTTCTTCTTGTTGTTGATTTTTAGTTAATACTTTAACTTTACATACAATTGGAGGATATTTAATAGTGTGGTATCCGCTTCCAGCACCAACAGAATCTAGATACACATTCTGACGGTTATTATAGTTTGTGTCTATTGTTTCTCTATCACCCTTATTACCTGCCTCAGCAAGTCTAAACTTATCTTTGTCTATCTTTAGTACTTTATACTGTTTTGTTGTACTGAGACCTGTTACGATGGCATTCGCACCATTCTCGTATTCAACCACTTCTCCATCAGTAAGTCCATGATCAACAAACTCAATAGAATCATTAAAAGTATTAATTCCAACTGGTTTAATAAGCAAAGTTCTATTTGCGTAACCTGAACCAGAATTTTCTAAACTAATTCTACTAATAGTAAGTCTTTTATCAAAAGTACGGAAAATATGAAGACCTCCGTTAAGTAAAGCAGCATTCTCATCAATTAAAATTGTATTAATACCAACAATCGAATCTGGTTTATTATTATGAAGAGTAAAATCTGTTGCATTAATAACATTAATATAATAATCCTGACCACTGAATAATGTTAATGAATCAGCAATTCCTCCTGTTGTAGCAATACCAAGGTTATCACCACCATTATTATCATATACAAGTCTATCTCCAGTTATAAAATTATGTGGTTTATCAAGATTGAATGAGTTATAAGTTCCACTAACATTACCTTGTAGACTGGTGCTAATACCGTTAAAATATACTTGCCTAAATCTTTCTTCTAATAATGCTCTACCAACAGCACCGCTACCATTACCACCGTATATTTCTACACTAATAACTTTTTCAAGATCATAATCAAATGGATCAATAACGACACTTGTTACAATTCCGCTTAAAACTGGAACTGCACCTGCAGTATTTGCTACACTAACAGTTTCATCACTAATATTGATGTTTGGAGGTGCTTGAACATCATAATCAAAACCACTGTTTAGAACATTTAAAGTTTTGACAGGACCGTAGAAGAGTGAGTCCGCACCTTTATAATTTAATACCTCAATACCATTTACAAGCATTGCAGTATTACCATCTACAGTAAGTTCGGAAGTAGTTTGACCTTCTTTACCACTTTTAAGTTGCTGCTCTAAAACAAATCGTCTTATAGGTCTCGCAGGGAATATTTCTCTTTTTCCTTGACTAGCAAGTATAAAATCATGTGTACCTGTAGCAGAAGTGGGTGCAGTAAAGAATGATGGTAAATTTGCTTTAATAAACGAACGAGATCGATATAATTTTATTTTATTTTTTGCACTTAACACTTCTACAAAGTAACTTGGTGCATCTAACGCACCAATAACTTCAGTTCCTGGTGCTGGAGCATATATGATCTCATCTCCAGTTTCAAATGGAACATTTGTAGGAAATGCAATAATACTGTATCTGTTTTCTACACTATCATATCCTTCCCAGTTTCCACCAGCAAAAGAAGGATTTATCAACTCCGCATGAATTTTATCGGAAATTATAGTGTAACTAGGCAGAGAACTAGAAGCAACAAAACCTTCTCGCTTACCTGAGACTGATTTAGACTCATCTACAATATATGTGTTATTAATATCTGTTAATAACTGATCTTGTCCACCTCTTACTGGAACAATAGAAGATTTGACTTTATTTTGTAATCTTCGGAAGTCGTAGAACAAAAGAGGGTCAAGAGTACCAAGAGTACCATCAACACCAACAGATTTAGCAGTTGCATCAATACTAACGACTGTTAATAGAGGAGCAACAACTAATTCACTATTTCTACGCAATAATTCAACTTTATCACCAACTTTTAAACTACTTTTTTGAATATCTCCCAAAAGTATAAAAGTAGATCCTGAAAAATTGGAAATTTGGTATCTGGTAGAAGTATTGTAAATCCAACTGTTAAAAAATACCTCTTCGTAACTTTTATTGATATTTGGGTTGGCAACATACCTTCCTAAGTTTTTTACTTTAATATCCGAGGTAGATTTTAAATTTCGGAGAGGTCTAGCAGTATTAAATTTAGAAAGTACGCCAGTTAGACGCATTTCTACCTTTTTAGTAGGATCTCCGTCCTCATATCCGTAAACAATGTTAAAAGTAGATACTGTACTGTTATTTGGTATTGGTACACTTACTGGAGGACTAACATTAAAGAATTGATTGATACTTTTTGCATCATAGTCAAATGTTTGATAAAAAGAGGTTCCTATCTCACCAACTTTGATTGTACCAATGCTAGAAAACCCAATTGTAGAGTCTACGGTAATAACAGACGCACCAATACCAATTGTTCCGATATTTTGACTTCTACCAGGCACATAGAAGGTACCATCAGTCAAACCTCGTTCATCAAAACCTGTAAACAGAGAAAGTTTGAAATAATTGTCTCTGATTAGTGATACTTCAGAAATAGGACCTGATGCTGCGTTTAATTCAGGGTTTGTTGGGTCATTATCTTGAAAAAGTGTCTGACCAACTAATGCTTGAGGATTTCCAGATATTAATTCTACAGAAACTGTTTTTCTACGCAAATAATTTGCAAAAGAAGGTTTTATTAGGAATTTTTCTAAATCATTAATTTTAGGATCAACTCCAAAGAGTGCTTTGAAGAGAATTTTGAATGATGCGTTAGTTCCCTTTGATTCATATAAACTTCTTGCCTCTTTTATAAAATTACTAACATCTAATTGAGGTGAAAGCGTTACTCCTTCTAAACCAGGAGCATACATTGCTTTTAAGTTCCTATAAAATTCTTTTAGGAATAAAGAACTAATATTTTGAACATTTGCACCACTAGTATGAACTCCAGCAACAGTATTTTCCCATAATAACTCCTCAGGGTCGTTTTGTTTGGAAAATGTAGAGATTCCACTAAAACCACGCCAAACATCAGTAAAACTATTTGTAGTTATACCAGCATAACTGAATATTTCATCGTCAATCTTAAAAAGACCGTATTTTTGAGGATATCCATCAGTACTATCAACAGTTACAGTAGTATCTGTGCTTGAAATAGTGCCAACAAGAGTAGTTGAACCTCTTATTACATCAGTAGTTAAATTATCAACTTGAATATACGCATCAATATTCTCCGCAATGTCTGCGGGTCCTCCTTGGAAGTCTTGAGAGATATAATACTGTCTTAGGAATTTTTCAAACAGAGGATTCTCTGATTTAGCAAATTCTGGTATTAGTTCGCTAACGACTTGATAAGTTTTTACCCTAGGACTTAAGGGAGAGTATGTTTCGATCATTCTACTGTCTGATTAGCGATCCATTAGAGTAACTAGAGGTAACTTTGTATCCTATACCTGAAATTTGCTGTCCAGAAGATATTGTGTCTCTAACAATATTTATTTCTGTATTTGATATGTCCAAATTAAGGTAAATGTCCTTTAATCCTATAATATCATTAGATTCTGGGAACGCTTGTATTTCAACTATGTTATTATCTTTAACTGTTGATGAAATTTTGATAGTATTGAGTATTACTTCACCTTTTACATAATCTACAATACCAGCTGACCCAACAACAACCACTGGATCCTCTGTTGCTGATACAGCAGGTTTAAATACAGCAATATCACCTATTAGATTATTAGATCTTGGTATATCGGTCAAATATACCTCACCTTCAATACCACTAATACTAAATCCAGTAGATTTGATAGTTCCACCGCCTGGTTTTACATTAAATTGGTTACCAAAGCATAATTCATACTGAGCAGACTGATCTATAAGTGCTTTTAGGTCTCTGCGAATAGTAACCTTCGTAATATTGGAAGTAATTGCTGGATCTGTTTGATCAATAATTCGTTGAGACTCAGAATACTTAAATCTACCACCAAATGCGTTTAAATTAGTAGATTTTCCATATTCAGTAAGAGATGTAATGACTTCTGCCTTAAGTTGGTCTTGATCATCAGTAATACTGTTGTTATAATAGACAAAAGACTCTAATTCTACATACAAAATCTTTAAATCTTCAATTCGTTGATTGATTCCAGCGATTGCATACTGTTTTAGTTTGTTTAGTATGTTTTGTTTGGTAAAATCAGATAAGAATGTACCATTTTTAGGTTTTATACTCAAAACTACAGTTCCAAACTCAGGAGGATCTAATTCTTCACCTCCAACAACAGAAACAGACTCCGTATTTGGATAAATTGACTGAATTATTGCTTCATAATCCCTTGGTGTAACTGCTCTGTTCTGTGCGGAGTACATTCTAGGTGCAAAATATCGTATAGAGTCAATTGGTTCGATATCAGTACCATTTCTAGCGGTTTGAGTGGCAATTACTTGTACATTATTTGTAGATGCAATAGAAGTTCCTGCATCATTTACCATATTTCCAGAAAAAGTGAAGAATTTACCTTCATTTCCGTCTTTACCATCAGTTACAATGTAAGAAATATCAATTACATCTCCAATTTCTAGTTTTTTACCAAAAAGACCATCTCCAAAGAGCAATTCATAGGTCTCATTCTTAATTTCTTGTATTAAAAAGACATTTGAGACAGGAGTAACCTCAATAATATTGTCAACTCTAGAAAATGCCAGTCCTCCAGACGATCCAGACTTCCTAACCTCGACTCTAAGCGAATCTAAGTCAATAAATGAGTTGTCAAGAATGAATCTTTGGTCAGAACTACCATTTACAATGAATTTTTTAGTTAAAAGTGTGCCTTGATACACTGTTAACCCAGAAAATTTTCCAGTTCTAGGAGAATTATTACCACCTACTCCTCCAGAATCCAAAGGACTGTTAACTGTGACATCTTCTGGAATAGAAAAAGTATAACTTGTGTTATTTACAGCACCAACTAACGCTAAACCTTTCTTTAAAGTGATAGTATTACTGTCTCCGTTGAATTTATACTCAAAATCAACCACTGCTTCAGCAGATTTTCGTGATCTTGGTACATATCCTATGTTTCTAGCTAAAGAAACGACATTTTCTCTTAGTGTTGCTGAGTCCAAAAAGGATTCATTAGCAACCATATTGCTATTAAATGCAGTTATATACGAATTATACGCTAAAATATCAATTATAATCGCCATATTTGACCCTTCAAAGTCAAAATCTTTAAAATCAGAGTTAGCTCTTAGGTAATCTTTGACAGATTCCTTAATTTGATCGAAATTTAAGTTAGTAAATTTAGTAAATGGCATTCTTTATTACCTAGATGATTCCAACATAAAGTCAAATGCTTGAGTTGGGAAGCTTTGACCTACAATATCGTATGAAATAAACACTTCAAATGTATTTTCGTCTGGTCTGGGGTCTACTCTTACAAGAGTATTTGCTATACGACCCTCAAATCCTCTTAAAACATCAAAAATTTGCTGAGTTATGACACTTGCAGTACCATAATCAACAAAATCGAATAGAGATCTAGTCACATCTGTACCAAGATTAGATTGAAAAGGTCTTTCTCCATCTATAGTTTGGACTAAATTCCTTACAGCTCTCTTAATCGCGTCCTCATTTTTAAGGACTCGTATATCTCCAGAAACAGGGTGTGGCATAAAAGAAAGATCTATGTCTTTAAATGCCTTGGAATTTGCCATGCCATGCAGCGGCTCTAGGTATCTCGATTATTTATACCAGTTTCCGTGAGATTTTAGATTAGTCCCATTCTTCAGAGTTATATGGTGGATTTGGTTCATTATAATTAGTCTTCTTTTTTTCCTTTATATCTACTCCATCTAACAAATCTGATAACTTCTTACATCTCTCTGCAGCAATTTCATGATGATTGCCCCTATTTCTAATACTATTCATTATAGTATTGTATATGTCGTACTCATCTGCCTCGGAAGTAATGGCATCATAGATTGCTTCATCTAATGCAGACAAAGCATAGTCCTTATATTCTGTGTCATCACTCACAAGATGTAGATGCCTTTTTTTCTTTTCAGTCATTCTTTGTTCCTTCTGCGTCTGAAGTGTTCGTCAATTCTTTTCTTTCCCCAGTACATTCCATACAACCATACTGTAAATAGGAAACCTTCAACCCATCCTAGAGTCTCCCATGCCCATTTTAAAAATTCCCAGAAATTCATTTTTTACCTTGTCCTCTATATGGTTTACGAGCAGCGTTTCGGGCGGTGCTAGAAAATTTTGAGTGTTTTCCTTGTCCTTGTCGAGTCTTTTTGGGGATTCTTTCAATCCACTGACCACCTGATAAGTTTGTAAATGTTTTAGCCATTAATTTCTCTCATAGTATGTGATATTGTCGATGGGTCTGGATAGTTCTTTGTATAATAGGAATAAGCATAGTCCTCTAAGAGATCCAGAAATTCAGTTTCACTTATATCGGTGTGCTTCTCAACTCCACCGATATAGATTGTGTAAACTGTCTTTGACATTATATAACTCTCATCTTCTCATGACCCACTCTTATACGAGGATCACACCATATCTCAAATCCTGATTCTATTGCATCAAGACAGAAACTCACATCTTCCCCACACATATCTTGAACATCGCCCGATTCAAATACCTGCATCTTAGGAGCAAACCAAGGATACTTCATACCTTCATGTTCAAATACTCCCTTCTTAATCAGACACCAACCAAAACCAGTGTAATCGACAGTAAATGGTTTCTTACGCTTAGTCATGGTCTCACCTGTTTCGTGATTCATAACTCCACCATTATTACGGAAGTCGCCTTCATCTAACCAGTGAGCAACGCTAGTAGTACGACCATCTTCTGTCATATACCAACCTGCAGCAATGTCCTTATCCATAAGAACGAGTTGTAAGAACTTCTCTGTTCCATAGACGATATCACTATCAATCCATAATTGGTAGTCGTAGTTTAGTTTGCCATCCCAAGGTATCTGATCAGGTCCTCTAAGAACATTCGCCCCTAGACACTTACACCGAGCAAAGTTGACCATACTACTATAGTCTTGAGATATCTGTATACTCGCCCCATGCTGAACTAAGTCAAAACAAAGTTGAACGAAACTCTTTAAGAACTGAAATGAGCATCCACGACCAGGCATACAAAAGACAATTGCCTTGCCCTTTAACATCTCCCATGCTTTATCATAATCCCATTCGGGTTCTTTAGTCTTCTTTGGTGTTTTCGCCTTAACAGTAAATCCTTTAGCCATAATGAATAATGTACTTCATATATTATAACAGATTATATAGGCACAGTCAACGACCCCCTATTTCATTCTAGAAACACTCCGTCACTTTCTACGGTCATACTAACCTCAGTATCTTCATACCAATCAAACTGGTTGCATATGCTCTCAGGCAAATCTAATACTAACTTGTCCTCTACAGGATCGAACCTTATAGCAATTTTTATATTCTGGATATTTTTTTTCACAAAACGAATCCTGATGTTCGTTTTTATATATTGGATATTTTTTTTCTAGAGAGATATAGCAAGGTCGAATTGGGTCGTTTATAGCTTACAAAGGTTCCTTCGATTTAAACCGCATCACAAAACCACGATAACATATAAGGCACGAAATTAGGTGTCAATTTGTGTTACTTAGTGTCCATAATTACAATAATAATTATTACTTAGTGATTCATAATAGTCTGTGCGAGAGTAATAATCAAGGTCATCATTATCATCGGAATTGTTATTACTTTCTCCATAATCTTCAAAGGTTAAGTAATACTCTGCCATACGATTGCAATACCTCAGTGTTAATAACTGTATTATAGCAAAGTAACTGGCAGATGTCAAATTACCCTGCCTAATTAACAAGAACTGTGAGGAAATTGTGACCTCTGTGTAATATTATAATCTGATACTTGACATTTACTTGAATCCATAGTACACTCGCTTAACTAACAACAACTCCGTACATTTACACACATTAATTAACATTTACTGAGAGAAGAATAAAACACTCATGTATATTTAAAAAGGTATTTAATAACTTTCCGTATATACTCACAAACACTCATGTATGCCCCTTAAATGACACTCAGACGGGTTTAATCTGTGTGTGGTTTGTATATATCTTCTAGTGTACTTTCTTCCTTAATTAACACTAACTGTTTCTGTTCATTAGGATAAACTAACAGGCAACACTTAGTCATTGGTTGTAAAGAATGACCACACACATTTTTCTTTACACTTACACAAACAGTTATATATTGTTCACTTATAAAGTCAACAATTCCACGCATTTTATCGGGGAATTCTACATAGTTTCCTTTGGTAAATTGCATCTTAGTTGATAATCAGTTGAATCAATTAGGTCTGTTATGTGTAAAGGTAAAGGCACATTATTTTTTGCCCACTTACTTTTATAATTACCAAGTAGCACTCTAAGTATACTTAACTGTTCATGACTAAGTTGTACATTGTATAACATAATTGTATTTAATTGTTATTAGTTAGTGATAGAACATAACACTCGTCAATATCTATATCCTCTTCTATTATAGCACATATTCTATTAATATCTTTTTCTGAACTTTGCTCGGTATGTAATAACCAACCATCGTATTCTTCCTGGTAATTATCATTTTTTAGGGCGATTCCCAACTCATCTTCATATTTAGATAGGAAATTAACTAAAGAATATTGATTATAACTATCGGCAAATATGACCACTAAAGTAGCACTAACCCCTGTGAAATACTCAATTCCAGATGATAATTTATCCATACTTAATTTACTCTTTCTAGGCATTATAATAACCCCCACTTAATTGTTAGATAGTTATTATCGTGATATCTCTCTAATTCATCCACTTCCGCAAGAAATATAAACTCTTCACAAAAATACTGAACTGAGATATTACCTAACTCTTCACATGCTCTAAACATTTCGCCGATCTGACCATTATTTAATCCTAGTATGTCAATACAGTAAGCAATATCTCTTTCGATCTGTGTTTTCTTCTTTTTGTTGAATTCGGGCAACTGTGGTTCTCTTTTCATTTTAAAAATCCTCCTCTTTGTTGAATAGTTGATAGTAAAGTTCAGATTTGAGATCGAAAAACTCGAACCCATCGCCTGATTCATAGAGTTTTAAGATCTCTTTGTATGTTTCGTAATCCATATTAACCCACCCACTCAAGTTTGAACTCATCTAGAATGATATCCCTTACTCTCTCTCTGTCTAGTGAATCGCCATCGCCCCAACTGTAATAAGGATTGCCAGTTTTCTCTGCTTCAATTATTTTGTCTCTGTATATAAAAATAGCGTCAAAGATGTGCTTTTTTGTTAATCCCTTGATAGGATATAAGGGGTCTTCAGTACCGTAGAATGACCAAACATAATCTACGAAATCAAAAAGTTTGCTGTATGCTGACATAATTTAAAGAATGATAAAGGATGATTGAAAGAAAGAAGTAAGCGGTTGATTTCATTAATCTATTGCTAGTTCCATACCGCTTACGAAGTCCTCGCTTACATTTTTGTAAGATACGAACCACTCAAAGTTTTTCTGAAAAACTCTCATACCGTATGAAAACTCATCTAATAATGCATTGAGTCTAGATTTAGTTGTATTGGATTGCCAACCGCCATCTTTGATGATGATTGAATTGCTCATTACTGTTGCGATATGATTGCCATGTAGGTAAACTTCAGCATCGCCATCGAAGTGCTTAACTGTAGTATTAGATGATGAGAAGTTATTGCCTGACCTGATTGCTTGATTCATTTGTCTTTCAATTTTTCTCATGTGTGTTACCTGTGTTTGTTTGTTACTCTTATTATAACCAATAAAAAACCCCGAATGGGGTTTTGTTGTGACACTAATATTATTGGCACAAATCATCAAATCTCTGCCTAGTTTCTGCTTCTATCTCTGGTATAATACCATTGATAGAATTTTGCTCAAGTGCATATAACTGGTCATCAGTTAAATTATTTTTGTCTCTATACTCTATCCATACTTCATCATATAGATTTTCAAGTATGATCTCATTCTGTATATTACTCATAATAACCTAGTTCCTCCTCTTCTTCTCTGATCTCTTTTGCTGACATTGTAAAAAAGTCTCTGATTGTCATATCAGGATATTGAAGTA